CATTAATCTATTTGCAATATGTTGACGAGAAGATGGATTAAATGCCACAACTTTACTTTTCTTTACGGGTACTCCTTTTTTGTAGCCAAACTTCTTATTATTAACTTTAGGAATAAACTCACCTAAATCAACCGTCCAACTTTTAAATCTATTTTCTAAACTTCTTTTTAATTTATTTATTTTATTTAATAAATGTGCGTGGAGTTTTACAGCTTTATCTACATTAAACCCAAAACCTTTTTTCTCTTGATCTCTTAAAATAAAAGCTACTTCGTGTTCTAAATTAATTGATCTATCATTAAATTGTTTCTCTAATAATTTGTTATATAATTTTTCAGTAATTTTTACATCTTGAATACAATACTGCAACATTTCATCGGAAAAGGACGACCAATCGTTGGCTTTATTGAAATCGCCCTTTTCCAACTGTAAGCGACAACCCCAACTTTCAAGGTTATGCTTATTAACCAAATGAGTTCGCATACGTCCTCTTGCGATTAACTTCATATCTAGTTCTTTTATGTCAGGGTAGATAAGACGACTTAAAACTAGAGTGTCGTGGACTAATTCCTTTTTATGGGAATAGCCATAAAGTTTTTTAAGTACAGGAAGGTCATACTTAATAACATTATGGGCGACTATTAAGTTATCACTTAACATATCTAATCCATTTGGTATTCGGTTTCCAGCAAAGGTATGTGTTTTACCTTCTTTGTTAATAACTAAACAATGGACAACACTTGGATCTAATCCATCAGTTTCTAAATCAAAAATTAAGGGTGTTGTCATATTCAAATAATCTTCCTTTTTCTTTATCGTATTTTAATAAACAGGCTTTTCCTGTAATACCAGCAAAACGATTTTTTAAAATTCTACAAACAGTTTCGCCTGATTGATCTCCACTAACATTTCTTTCAACACCAATAACAATATCTGATAATTGACCTATACTAGCACTCCCTCTTAATTGTCCGAGTGAAGTTTTAAGTCCATCGGTATGATCTTTATTACCTTCAGGTCTTTTTAAATGTGAAATAATAATAACTCCAATATCTAAAGATTGAGTTAAAGCACGAAGTTTAGTCATTAATATATCAATCGTTTTTCTTTCATCGTGCATTTTATTCTCAAGACCTGACACAATTATTGAAATATGATCTATAAATAAATATTCTATATCTAATGATTTTGCAAAATATCTTATTTTATTAAGAATAGTATCTTCTTCAATAGATCCCCAGTGATCATATAAAAATACATTCCCATTACCAACGGTTTCATCAAAACCTTTTTTTAATTCTATATCCGTAACAGTAGTTCTATCTATATGAATTGGTTTGTTTAAATGTAAACCAATAATTCCTTCACAAGTTCTTTTAATACTTTCCTCTAAAGAAATTATACCTATCCTAACATTATCTTGAATAAGTTTATAAGCCATTTCTTTTACTAATAAAGATTTTCCAATACCTGAACCACCTGTAATAGTAACAATTTCTTTTTTTCTAATTCCAAATAATTTTCTGTTCAAACCCTCGTAAGGATAAAAAACTTTTGCTCTTTCATCGGCAACACTAACTACGTCCCAAAGTTCATCACCAGCAACTACTCCATCAGGACGATATATTTTAGCCTCCCACATCGCTTTAACTACTTCATCTCCACGATTGGCTACAAGCATATCATTAACATCTTTTAAGGGTAGTGTGGCTATCTTACATTTACCAACTGTAAATAATTCTGCTACTTTTTGAGCTGCCTCAAATCCATATTTATCTTGATCAAAGAAAATAACAACAGTTTCAAAACTTTCTAAATATTCTAATTCTTTTTTTATTGACTTAACTGCACCATTAACACCATTAGGAATACCCACAACAGGATATTTATGATTGAATATTTGAGATAAACTAATCGTGTCAATTTCTCCCTCACATACGCAACAAATTTTACCTCCCCCATTCCATTTTTCTTGACCATAAAGTAAAGCCTCCTTAATGCTACCTACCGTCTTAAAGGTTTTATCCTTGTATCTAATTTTTTGAAAGACAGGTTGTTTAGATTTGTTGTAGTAGGTCGCAATCTGAACGGTCTGATTACTTTGTTGACCAATACTATAATTCCAAAATGTGCAGCTTTCAAGAGTGAGGTTTCGTGTAGAAAGGTTTTTATGTATACCTTCAACAAGGTTTGTTTCGACCCCTTTAATGTTATGATGATTGATTTCCATAGGTTTATCAGAATTTGAATAAGTGTTACAAGAAAAACAAAAAAGATGCCCATCAGAATACAAACTATTTGCATCACTGCTCCCACACTTTTTACAAGGTAGATGAGAAATAAATTCGCTATCATCGGTTTCCATCATTCCACCACCAACTTTTTGTATCATTAATTTCACGCCACCTGAACCACATTCTCCATAACCAACTTCTCGTCATTGATAAGCCTGTAAATATTAAAGCTATTTCAATGCTTTCAAAAATTGATGGGTACAAATCAAAATAAGGAAAAATTAGCAACTGAATTAAAATTGCTAATAAAAATCCTGATCCAATATCTATAATTGTTTCAAATAAAGTTTTTTTAACAATAATTTCAAATTCATTAATTTCACCTGAATTATAACCTTTCACACTTTGTACCATTTATATTCCACTGTTAGTTCCTGTCCTTTCTTTATATCTTTAAGTATAATTAATTTTTTATTTTGCATAATCTATCTAAAGTGTCCTTTTTATTAAATAGTTTGTCGGCTATTCTTCCACTTTTCATTAATTTTATTTAAGTCCATAGTGTAACCTTCTGATAATTTCTCTTTGTGTCTTCTCACCAGCATAGCAACCCGTGAATTACTTATCCCTAGACGTTGGGCAATAACAGTATTGGATAAACCCTGTTTACTTAAATACAGAGCACGCATGACTAATTCGTTCTTTAATTTATAAGGTGGCATTTAACTTTTTTACTTGTGGTTTCTTTATCGTTGGAAACTGTTTTTTCATCTTCACCTTTACAAAAATCATCAAAATTGATTTGGTAGTTTTTTTCTGGTCTTGAATAATTATTCTGTTCTATTTTTTTATTAATATAATATTCGTGTGCCCTCTTTTTAACTTCAGGACGTTTTCTATATTCACGCATATAATTTTTAGACCAAGCCTTACCGTGTTCTGACCTAGACCAAACTAATCTAGCACGTTTTCTACTCTCTGCATATTTATGAGCCACTAACAATCCCCCTCGCTTTTCTAACCATCGTTTTTAAACTCTTTTCAACCTTTTCTTCAAGCTCTTTTATTTTAGTTTGTAACTTACCATTATTTACTTTATGATTATTACTAATTTCTGTTAAATCCAACACACGATTAAGTAACTCTCCCATTCTTGCGTTAATTTGCATATTTCTTTTAGTAAGTTGATCTACAAGTATTTTTAAATCATTTATTTCCTTTTGTTTATCTGAACTAAAATTAATACCTTCAGCTTTGTGGTTTTCTTCTGTTAATTTATCAACTTGTTTTTGAAAATTTTTAGCGTCTTTATCTGACATCATTTATTTTATCCAATCGTTAGGTATTGTTTTGTCACAAAATTTAAAATTATTTTTAATACACCACATAGCATACGTTGTTTTAGAATTTTTATAAATCTTATTCCTAGAATTTCCAAAAAGAAAACGAATGTCCAATGTGGGGTGTTGCTGTTGAATTAAAATATGTTTCATTCTATCTTCTCGTTTTAGATAGCCTTTAATCTCTATAATAATTCCATTAGCTAAACGTAAATCGGGAGTATATTTACTTTCCTTCTGTGGCTTGAAGTAGCACACAACATACTGTTCATACTCAAACTCAACATTCCTTTCATTTAAGTTTTTGATTACAAATTCTTCAAGCCCAGAACGGTATTTAGAAATCGCCTGTACTTTGCGTTTCTTCCTCATCTGTAGTTTCGGATTTTATTTCAAATCCGTCCTCTTTTGAGAAACCGAATTGTTCTTCGGCAGCAGATTCTCCATTTCCTTTACCCTCTACTAACTCAATAATCTGTACTGCTTTCATTCTCAAAGTAGCACCAGCACCGAGCATATTAGTAAAGTAAGGAACACACTGAAAAGCGACCTTCATTTTTGTGCCACTGTAAACAGATAACGTCTTTGTTATCGGAATACCTTTAGCATCAAAAATCTTTGGGCGTTGCTCAAAGTCAGTTCCGTTTTTAGTATTTACTTTTGCTTTTAATTTAAAAGTAAATGTAACCTTACCGTCTTTAGCGACTTTGTAAGGTTTGTGAGGAGACAGCTTACCTTTATTCTTCTTCGCCACTTCATCAATAGTCTTTTCGACTAATTCAATGAATGGTTTAGATTGAATTTTAGGTAAGGTTAGTTTCGTCCTATACAATCCGTTAACATCGAATTTAGTATCAGGAGAAAACAAATAGGGATATTCTGCAATTCCCTCTGTGGTAGTATGCGTTTTTAACTTAATTGTTTTTTGCATAAGTTTTACCTCCAAGAGTACACCCAATATCGGTATCTCGTTCAACGTGAGTAAGTTTATAATGTTTTTTACAATAACTCTGATCTTCCCACGTTTTACGTCCACAAAACAATTTTGGTGGACAATCATTTCCTAATGGAAACCGACATATATCATCTGTTAAATCTTCTAGAGTTGTAGGATTTTCGGGTTCATTTATTAGAGGAATAGATTTTTGTGTTTTATACTCAATTAACATACGAGATTTTTTAATTCCTAATAATCCACCACGTTTTCTAGGAGTACAATTAATTCTATTTGCTTTTCCAATAATTGAATTTTTTGTAGTACCCAACACTTCGGCAATTTCAATAGCCTTGCGTCCATTATCCCACATTTCTTTTAATTTACTTAATCTATAATCCGTCCACTTCATATTATCACCACCAACATATAAATAGAAAATATAGTAATAAACCCTAGCACACTAAATACGATAATAAAAAATGGGTTCATCTTTCTGGAGTATGGGCAAAAGTTTCCCATTTATTATCCCAAGTTTTTCTCACTCCATATTCTTTGACATTTAGAAAATTCATAGTTCCTTACATTCGTTAAGTGTTTTTTTATTTGCTGAGAAATATTTATCTCTTTCTATTGGCAATCCCATCTTTCCTCTAAATCTTTCCAATTCATTAAGATCAATATATCCTAACTCTTTGTCATGAACACAAGATAAGCCAAAAGCTTGATTTGTTTTAGGATCAAGTTCAGATAAATACCAAGTTCCAATTCCAGTAGGATTAAATAGTTTTACTACTGCTTTGAATTCTTTGTATTCAGGGTGTTCATCATTCCAGTATTTTTTATGGTGGATATGATTTTTAATTAATCGTTCCTTTAGTATCTTGGGTATTGGTTTCATTTCTTCTTCTCTACCCATATATCATTTACTGGCTTACAGTAGGTCAGAAATACTTTGTATTCTTTAGTATCAACTTTATAAAATACTCCATCAAATTCTTGCTCTCCCTCTTTAGAATAAGTATTTGTTTTTACATATTCTTCACAACTTTGATAATCAAGAAACTTATCTTTCAAAAGATATTTAATACCTACCTCTTGTGGGTTAATTTCACTCGGTAATATAAGTAACATTAATAATTCAAACATTTAATTTCCTTGTGTTGGTTCTTCTACATTGTTTAGCCATTCAAAATATTTTTCATCTTCATTAACACGAATGGAATTTGATGTAGTTCCAATTTTTTCAGGATAAATATATCCAAAAACATTTTGATCAATTTCTCTAAAAGTATAACCACCACCACACTCAATAAAATCACATCTTTTTTTTATATCTTCAGTTACATTATAAAGTTCCCCTTTAATCTTATAAGGATTTTTACGATCAGTATAATAAACAAATGGAAAAGAAGCACCACCAGCAGAAGTCATTACAAAGCCATTAGCTTTAGTAACGTACTCACCAAGAAACTCACCATCACTAATGGCCTGATGTAATGTACCATCACTTTTCAATGTTCCATAAACAAATAAATTAATCATATATCCACACTATACATTTAACTAAAAAAATATCTACTATTTTCTACCTGCTGAAGCTCAAGATTCCCCCGTTCAGGTGGCTTGGGTAATTTATCCTTATATTTCGTAGGTAACTGGTCGAGAAATTCATTATATAACAGGTTGAGCTGGTCTGGACTGAATAAATCAACAATTACTCGTCTTATAACCTTATGTAAATCGTCAATTCTATTTGGAGTTGTAGCAAAACTATCGTGGATCATCATTAGATTTGGCAGTGGATTATCATTCATTTTACAATATAAAGCTGTCGCTTGGGCTATCGCACCATCAAAACTGTGGACAATATTGGGTGCACTTGAAGAAACCATCTTTCTAGCGTCCTTGCGTTCCATTTGTCGTCTTAATGTTGTGTAAACTAAAGAACCAGCAATCGCTGTTTTAACTCTATACTTTGCTGTATATCTATAATCCTGTAATACTTTAAATCCCATAGGGGTTGTCCATTGTAGAGAAAGATTTACTTTACTAAATAATTTAGCTACCGATTGAAACCACTTCATTAGTTCACTAGCTAAACGAATTTCACTTTCTAAATGTTTCCAAACAATACCAGCTAACCATCTACAATCTTTAAAACCATCATCTTCTAAACATTTTGGCTTGTGTCCTAGTTCTACCTGTTTTTTGTATTCATCAAATATTTGCTGTCTAGCACCATAGGGTTTTAAACCATAAACATAAGTCATAATGTTTCTCTTAACTATTTGACGAGAAATACCATACTGCAACCAACGATTTGCCTCTAAACTTCCCTGCGAAGCGGCAGCTTTAACCTCAATTTCAACTTTTCTCGCTACAATAGTGTATATATCTTGAGGTTTATCACTTGGGATCACATTAACTTTAGCAGCCGTTTCAGGATCTCGCATCAGGATTGATAATATCTGAAGTCCTGAACAAGTAGCATCTATACTCACTGGTAAGTTGCATACATAATCTTCTCCTTGTTCCAACGCACCTTTAATATGAAAACAAGCCTGTAAAAATTCCATTGGCTTATCACATTTTCCCCAATCAGTATTATCTAAAGGATTATTAGCCCACTCTACAATTTCTCGTTCCATTGATTTAATAAATTCATACCTTTCATCATAAGTAATTTTATCATTACCCCAAGTGTTAGCCGCGTGGATATACAACCAATACTTCCCAGTTGTTCCTAACTTCTCGCCATTAGCAAAACATAAAATAGATTTTATTTTCTGATCAGCTTGGTAATTGTAAGTTGTTCCCACAGAATACAATCGTCCCCTTGTGTCAGCATTAATGACATAATGAAACTTATCAAATTCACTATACTCATTAGCAATATCTTTTGCTGTACTGGTACTTACAACTTTAGAAATTCTCGCTATTTCATTAGCGTATATTCTACTTAAATCTCGTTTGAATTTAATCAGCAGCTCTTTGGAAGTGTCTACTCTGGGATCACGATAAACCCCAGTTGGCTTACCTTTCTTGTCGAGAAAGCTATCCCTTGAAGGGAAGTCCCCAAGTGTTGTTCCTGATTTCCAAATTTCATTAAACACGGGTAAAACATTTTTATCTACTTGAAATTCAACAGATTGTAAGTAATTCACTGCACCATAGAAATCTTTTAGATCAATATCTTTAAGGGTTTGTAGGTATTTATAATTGTGGGATTTAATTAGAGGAGATTTAGAAAGATACTCGTTAATGTAACCACCATTAAAAGGTGACGACCAATCACGAGGTTTGATTATCATTGGTTTGTGGTAGGGTGTTAATACTGAACATTTAAAATTACCCTCATCAATACGTTTTACGACTTCGGGTTTTAATGTTAAATAATTTTGAGATTTATTTCTAGCTTTCTTTAAATTTTTAATAACACATAAGCCAGTAAATCTAATCGTTAAATCTATAAGTTGCTGACCGACTAAAGCTATTTTAGAAACATTCCAAGCTGTGTGTTTAACTTCATACTTATTTAAAGTATGGGCGAAAACCTTTTTCCTGTGAGTTACGTTTCTAGTTCTCGTCATTAAGTCCTTTAAAATACGACTATGCAGAAAAGGTAAAGTCTTTTTAAAGATGCCATTCTGTTCTTCAAGTTCTAGCATACCCCCAATAGATAGAGATATTTGTAAAAGAGTTTTCTTTAAGGCTATGCCATCTATAATTCCTTTAAGGGTAATTAAAGCAATCTTTTTGGGATCGTCTAAATCTCTTAAGGGTTCAGCAGAAGTTTTACTCCGTCCTGCCATACCACTAAAACTCTCGTTAATAAAATGTTGGATTGCCTCGCTTAATGGTAGTATTAATTCTTTTTGTAGGTAGACGTACGGAGGCGTGACGGAATTTCTACCTTTCTCGACATTTTTTTTAAGCTGGTAGTCATATCTTTCTCTACCCTGTCGGATCATTTCGCCTTCACGTTCTAATTCTAGGTCTAATAATCGCTTTTCTTTTTCTTCTAGGTTTTCCAATTAGTTGATCCTCTGTTTAATAGCTGAATATAATTGTTCTTTTGTAGGGTGGTTATAACCTTGCGTCATACGAATATCGTTATGACCTACTGCAATCTGTACGACTTCAATTCCAATCTTATGATGTAGCATACGAGTAATACAAGTATGCCGAAGCGAATGGATTACAAAGTCTTTCTCGCTATCCATACCTATATTTTTCCTAACTTTTCTCCAAGTCCACTCTACACAAGATTTTGTGAAGGGAAATGGACGAAGAAGACCGATTTTTTTTCTCGTCATCAAAAGTTGTTTAACTCTATTAAAAATAGGTACGTACCTGTCGTTACCGTTTTTCGTATTTTTAAATAAAACAAAATCTTCACTAACATCTGACCACTGTAAACTTAAAGCCTCGCCTAACCTACAGCCGACATCAATAAGAAAAACCCAAAGGTCAGATTTCTCTTTATGACCTAATTCATTTGTTTTACTTATTAATAATTTTTCTATTGCTGGTGTTAAGGTGAATTTTCTTTTGTTGTTTACTCGTTCATATTGAATAAGAGGTACACCCCATTTAAAGGTAAAACCACTACACCCTCTAGCATAAGTAATTAATTTTGATAAGGCAGCTAACTTACGATTAATTGTACCACCACTATATTTACGTTTTACTTTTAAATAATATTTAAACTCTCTAATGATTTCAGTTGATAAATCTTTCATTGGTTTATGACTACTCCACCAACGAGAAAAGATTTCAGCATTTTCAACACTACGTTCCCCACTCTTTTGTAGTGACCACTCTAGTTGATTAACTTTTTGGATTATCTCTTTAACAGATATATGTTTTGACATTGTGTGCTACCTCAATAATTTGGTTAATTTAGCTTTAACTTTTTTTCCTTTATCTGTTAAGACTATTATTTCCCCATAGAACCCCTCTTTCTTATTTTTAATTTTGCATAAGTTTACATTACTTAAACCCATAAACGCATCAGCGATCCGTTCATAGCTAGCGGCAAAATACTCGCTACCATCTTTAACTCCTAGCTTACCAATTAGGCATAGCAAACAAAAAACCCCAGCAGTTGTGGCGTCAATGTTCGGATTGATTTTCCTAAAGGTTTTAATCATATCCAAGCCAAACACAACACCCTCTAGTCTTGTACTAGCCATTCTGATTTTCACTTTATTTTTATCCACTCTGATCATAAGTGTACTTATAGTTGTATGAGATAGAAAGTCAACCTATTCTGCAATCGGTAGGTCAAACTCAAACCTAGTTCGCAATCGGATCTATGATGAT